CACGAATTTTCTTTTCAACTGGTTTACTGCCTTTAGCTTTAGAAAAATGCTTGCAATCTGGTGATAACCAGACAAGCCCAACTGGTTGATTTCCTGTGACTTCAATTGGATCAATATCCCAAACACTTTCACAGTAATGTTTGGTTTTTGGGTGATTAATACGATGCATTGCTAAGGCCTTGGCATCATGGTTTATAGCTATATCAACAGGGCGGTTGAATGCTTGCTCAAGTCCTGTTGATGTGCCACCGCCACCAGCAAAGTTATCAATGATTAATTCATGGGGAAGTAGATTTAAGTTCATGCCGCTACTCCTTGCACTAAGCCAGCTTTTTGCACCAATGCTGTTAGGCGAGTTAAGCCATAAGCAGTAATACGTGCTTGCGTGTAAACCTGATCACCTTCAGGCGTTGAAATGACCTGAGTAACCTTGTTGGTCATAACGCCTTGTGTGCATCGCTCGGCATAAGCACAAAGAGTGTGTTTTCTGTCGTTGTTGCGGTAAATCCAGCGTTTATGCAGCATGAATTCAATAAGTTTGTTTTGGGTTAGGCCTATAGTCTTTGCAGCCTCTCGAATGCAGAATGAACTTGAGGTATCAGCGATTTGGTCAAGCGCCTGAGCTTTGGGCTCATATACGGCCACTTTCTCAGTTAGCTCAATATTGAGCTTTGCTTGTACTTCAATAGCTTCCAGCAGGTGTACTGGGTTGGTGATGTCGAACGGTGTTGAATTTTCCAGCTCATACCAACGCTTAACCAGAGCTGCTGTAAATTCAGGGCAAAGCTGAGCAACTACGGTAATTGAGTCGAGCTTGCCTTGTTCGCCAATAAATTCATATGCGTTAATAAATCTATTTGGACTAAGTGATTGTTTATTTTCAACTTTACGCATTGGAGGAAGTTGAATTACCCCCCTTTTAGCCAGGCGCTCAATTGAAATACGCACATGATGGTGTTCTGATCCAACAAGCTCAGCAATCTCCAGACTGGACATTGTTTTCACTTGTGTTATATTTAGCTGAATCTTAGTATTCATCTATTAACTCCAAGTGTTGGTAGGTAAAAAAGCCTGATCTGATCCATCAGGCTTTTTTGTTTTTGATAAACGGAAGACCAAGAGCTGGCTTAATCTCATAGCCGGCAACAACCTCTCCGTTTCTGAGCTCCAGATAAATTTCCCGTTTCTTTCTTATGGCAGCACTAACAGCTGTTTGATGGCATCCAATTTTGTCGGCTGCCTTCATCTGTCCGTCACGCTCCACCATGTCCTTTAAAAGTATCGTTTCCATAGAAATAACATTGTTAGTGGAAAACAATTAAATACTAACATTGCTATTATATACTTGCAATAACATTGTTATTTGTTGTTTAATAATAACGTTATTAAGATTTAATGCACCAAAGGGTAGAAATAGAAATGTGCATCATGATTAGGAAACCGCTTTCACCTGAACGCCAGCAAGATGCTGAACGCTTGAGAAGCGCTTGGGAGAACTTCAAAGCTGCCGCAAAGAGCAAAGGCAAGAAGGTCACTCAAGAAGACGTGTCCGATGCATGCGGCTGGAATACGCAAGGAGCCTTTAGTGCATACCTGAACGGGCGCACACCATTAAATTTAGATGCTTTAATTAAGCTATCTAATTATTTTGGTGTGCCTGCCAATGAAATCAGCCCTGAATTGGCGGCTGGTTTAGAGTCTGCACTTGTAGAGATTACAGACTATGCAGATAACAATATTGAAATAGCTGACTTTGATGGCCTTAAGCGAGTCCCTATCCTTACTTATGTACAAGCAGGGAACTGGCGGGAGGCGATACAAATGCCATCGGATAATTTTATTTTTGTTAGTGTGGATGTGAGTCCTAATTCATTTGGTGCTTATGTTATTGGAGATAGCATGCTGCCAGATTTTAGGGATGGTGACTTGATTATTATTGATACTCAAGTGAAGCCGCAGCCTACTGATTTTGTAATGGCTGAAGATCCAGAGGGTATTACATTTAAGAAATACCGTTCACGCGGAATCAATGAAGAAGGAAAAGAAGTTTTTGACCTGGTGCCATTAAATCCAGATTTCCCTATTATCCGCTCAGATCGGAGCCGTGTAGAGATTATTGGTACTGTTGTAGAGCATAGAAGAATGTTTAAAAGAGCTGCACGCTATCACTAAGCAATAACCTTATTATTAATAACCCGCCATTGAGCGGGTTTTTTTGTAACTCAATTATTAAAATAATAAAAAATACTAGCAATGCTATTGCATAATATTAATAACAACGTTATTATTTTTCTATCAACAAAAAATAAAGCCCCAACGTTGTTCCAGCAACTTGAGGCCCGACCCACCCTACAGTGAGTGAATTAATTATGAATGCAAATAATGATGAAGTAAAGCAGCACTGGATTAGTGTTGAAATTGGTGTTCCGGCAAAGTTTGGAACCCGTGTAAAGATTATGCGCAAGGATTGGGATGAGGAAGATGATCTTATTTCTATTGAATCCGAAGCAACATACGACAAAGATTCTGAATTTTGTGAGCTTTCCTACAGAACACGTGAGTATGAAACTTGGTTTGATCATGGGCTTAACAAGTATCTTGAAGAAGACGAATTAACCCACTGGATGCCACTTCCTGCTCAGGGAGATAAGTCATGAATGCCAAACTCATCACCCTGCTTACAGCTTCGCTAATCACAGGCTGCAACTATGCCGATGCAAGTGGGCCTGCACAAGAAGTTGAAGTTTCTATCAATCAGGCTAAACCTTTCGTTGCGCTTCAGGAATTCTCGGTTCAGGGCAAGCTTTACCCACATGGACACGAAGGTACGGAATCTATCGGCAAGGCAATCGTATG